TCGTCCCGCTGCGGTAAACGGGATCGAGCCTGATACGTAGTCAAAAGACGTGGCTACACCCACGCAAAGGCGACCGTCCGATGTAAACGGTAAGCCTCCTGATACGTGTGTTATGGGGCCTGTTAACGAGGCAACTATGCGTTGGTTTGCGGCGTATTTTAGCCCGCTGTGCGTGTGAGTGATGGCGCTTGCGCTGTCGATGGCCAGCGCGCTGTCTTTGTAGGGCCGTCCGCCGGACACATTTGATATTTCTGAGGTTGCATTGTTGACTAGCAGCATTGTGTAAACAACCTCAAAAAGTAGGTATTAAGACAAGGCGGCAAAAGCCGCCTTGTTTGATTTTACAAAGGCGATTACTTGCCGCCTTTGCCGCCCTTGCCTTTACCTTTCGGTTTGCCATACGCCATAATTTTGTGCCTTACAGTGGATGGATATTTGCCGCGACCGCGACCGCATTTTATGCTTTTACGCTGGGACTACTGAGGTCCAGCCTGCCGCCAGGCTGGCCAATGTGGCCTCGCCGGTTTCAGTCATGGTGCCATTGCCGTTTGCGTTGTTCGTGCCGATGTTTATAGGAGTGCCGGCCACGCCAATATGCTGGCCGTCTTGCGGCGTCCGGGGAAGTTCATACTGGTCTTCCAGTGTAAACTGCTCGGGCGTACCTGCCACAGCGGCTACACCTTGGCCGATGCCGACGCCGGGTGAACACGATCCTGCTGCGTTTGCACCGTTATCAAAGCTGGCGTCAGGTACTTCCGACTCTCGGGCCGTAACCAACGCACCGTCAAGGTAATAACTTGGATCAGACATTTTCTGTCTCCTGTCAGATGTTAGCCTCGGTATCAACACTCAAAAAACTCAAAAAATGAAGATACCAAGCTATCCGCCTATACTGCTGTAGCCCTTGCTGTTAGCCGTTGGCGTCGTATCGGCCCTGGAATTGTCGGCCTGATACGGTCAGATTTCCGGCCCAAGCCATAATTTGTACTTCGGCGTCCTGGTTGGTCGCGTAACGACGGTTTGGTGACAAAGGCACCATGTTGCGATCCGCGTGAGGGCGATAGTGGATGTACTTGGAGTTCAGGAAGTACGCTGTGCCAGCAGGTGCGCCGGAGCCGCTGCCGTTGTTGATACCGCCATCCAGTACCACGTCAGCGTCCATGAACTTCAGCGTTGCAAAACCTGCGTCTGCAGACTGAGTGTTGGTGAAGCGTTGCTGCGCCTGCAAAGACGCCATGTAAGCGTTCCACACCAACGTGTCCGCCATAATCAGATCAGGACGTTCCATGCCCCGCACCATTGAGGCCCACAACTGGTTCCAATACCCTTGAATCTTAGTAGAATCAAGGCCGTTGGTAGCGGTCTGGTCGGAAACTTGGTTCTGCCAGAATGTAAACGTGCTGCCGTCGATGCCGCCATAGGGGGATGCGCTCGGGTCTACCGGGAGTGCGGCAGCCAAACCGTCAATTTGCTTGCCGCCCGCCGCCGTGCCGTCGGAATACAAGCCACCACAAATCAGGTTGGCCATGGTTGCTTCAGCCACTTCCAGACGTGACTCCATGAGGTCAATCATGCGCTCACGACCAGAGTTTTGAAGCTGCTCAAGGCCCGAAATGACAACCGGCACAGCCGCTTGCTTGATGTCGTACTCTGCCGCGCTCAGCACGTCAGATACGCCGACCGGGAGCAAATCGTAACCAGAATACCACCCGGCGTTGCCGTTTTCTGCAAACGACAGTTCTTGCAAAATTTTGGTGCCGCCACTGAATGTCTTGATCTTGCCGCTTTTCTTTAGGCGGTCGAGCAAGGCGTTGTTGTTGGTGACGTTATCAGCGATTTGTCGGGTACGACTGGCAATGGTCGTAGCCATGATATCGCTGATCGAAGTGTTGGCAAAAGCCATAATATTTCTCCGTCAGGTCAATAAAGGATGATGTAACACCAGTCACCAGACTTGGGAACTTTGCGATTTAATGACCGCTCGACATCTTTTGGCCTGCTACCGTGGCTGGGGCGCTCAGTCGAAAAGTCAAATATTAATGGTACACATAATAGCTCACTGTTTACACGCCTACAACTATTCGTTGGCGTCGTCTATGGCAGAAGCCAACTGCTCTCGCAAACTCATACCCTTACCTGTGCCGCCTGATCCGCTTTTGCGGCCAGAAATACTGCTGGCGGCGGTTCGCTTGGCGACCAGGCTGGTTTGGCTTTTGCGCTGTTCCATGACTCCGGCAATGTCAGGGTGCCCAGCACACGCTCGGTCGTAGGCTTGCTGCAAGGTTAGCTGCACCCCGCGTTTGTCCGCCATTTCAATCAAGTCCGCCATATCTTCGCGCACGTCGTTCAAGAACTCTGCGCCTTTGGCAAACTCAATGACCGCGTTTTGCGCCTTGCCACTGCTTTGCTGCGACTGCTGATCTTTAATTTTCTGGGCGTTGCCCATCAGCTCGTTTATCGGTCCCATGCGTTCGTCGAGCATCTTCTGAAACATGGCCTGCTGCGGGTCTGCTTTTCCCTGTCCGCCGCCGCCGCCAACTAGGGCGCTATCCAATTCTTCGATATCCACCCCGAACTGACTGATAATTCTGGCCAGTTCCTGCGCTTTTTGCTGCTGAGTCCCGCTGTGCAGCGTATTCATAGACCCCATAGCCGCACTTGCCGCGTCCAAGGGGTGTTGAAACCCGGCCCCTTTCATTAGCGGTGCAAAATGCTCGCCCATCTTGTTTACATAGTCGCTGACGTTCTTCGACTCTTTCGAGTTGGCCATGCCGTCCGTCATTTCGCGCTCGCGGGCCGAAATGCGTTCTTGCAGCTCTCGCGGCACTTTGGACCACAGCTCTCGCTCTTTCGGAGCCCAGCCCGCCGGCGCTTTTAGGCTCTGGCTTTTTTCAGTAGGGTCGGAGACTGCCTTGGCATCAGGCTCGTCCTCGGCAGAGGTAGGTTTACCCTTCGCCTCGGCAGCCTCCTTTTTATCGGGGGCGTCTGGTTTTTCGTCACCGAGCGCGGCTTCAATGCCTTCCGCGTCGCCTTCAGGAGCCGGAATGCCCGTATCGTCATCATTGGCGTCTGTGACGACTTCCTGACGTGTTTCTTCGCCGTCCTCGCCCATGGTTTCCATGGCCTCAGATAGCTGATCTCTCATTGACTTGCTCATTGTGTTCACCTCTGCCGTTTACACGCCATGCTGGTGCATGGCGTGTTTAATTGTGTCTATGCGTTCGCGTTTTGCTTTTGGGCTGTCGCCCGCCAGCACCGTTTGCCGTTCAGCGGCCTTGCGCTCAAAATACTTAGCGCCATCGTTTGAGCCATATTCTCCGGGGTTGGCAACACCGTGTTTCTCGTTGTGCCGGCGTAGCTGTCCTCGATCACTTATCCGGCTACCGTCCACCGGACTTACAAATTCTTCAATGCCTTTCAAGATGCTCGGGCATGACGATCCGCGCTGCGGCGGGATGTACTCAGACTTGGGGACCATTTCACCGGTTTCAGGGTGCCGTATCCAACTGCCGGTTTGCGGTCGAGTGCGGTCGCCAAAAATTTTGACGTACTTTTCTCTGTAGTCGTCGCTAGTGGTGTCAGTCATTTGAATCGTCTCCTGTGTCCCGAGCCTGAGCGTCCAGAGCTTTCATTTCGCGCTCACCCTCGGTCTTTACCCGCCCTTCTGCAATTTTGGCCATGGCGTTGGCCTGAATTTCAGTGATCTTGTTGGCCGTCTTTTCCGAATCGGCCGCCGCGCTTAGCTGCGCCTCCACCACGTCTTTTTGCATTTCGCCGCGCATGGTGGCGTCGGTCTGGTCAATGTTGGACGACGCTTGCGCCTGCTCCAGCAACAGATCGGCTTGCAACTTGGTTCGGGTTTCCGCGATCGACCGCTGCATGTCCGCGCCCACTTCGGCCATTTTCATGTTGTGCTGTTCGCGGGCAAAATTCATATCCAGCTCGTAATCTTGCTGGCGGATTTGCATGTCGGATTGCGCCTTGGCCTGAATTTTCTGCATTTCACCTTGCTGCTTCATCTGCTCTTGCTGCATGGCCGCCTGGGCTTTTTGCATTTCGGGATCGGGCTTTTCTTGCCCTTCCTGCTGCTTGGCTTCTACTTGCGAGGCTTCTATGGCCTTGTCCAGCACCCCTTCTATCTCGCTGGCGCCTTTAAACCCGGACAGCCCCCACTGCAGCATTTGCAGCAAGAACGGCTTAGTGGCGGGGTCTTGCTCGATCAGCGGAGCGGCGGACTGCATAAACGTGGCCAGCGCGGTCAGGTAACCGGTACGCTCGTTCTTTAGCTGGGCGTAATCCACCATGGCCACGGATTCAGGCCGTATGGACACCCGCAACTGAGTCGCGTTGGGGTTTTTTAGCAGCTGTATGGCTTGCGGAACCAGCTCCACATCCAATGAAAACTGCATGTTCGACTTTTGCGCGATTGTCTGCGGCGAAAAGTGCTTGGATATGACCTCAGCCTTTATCTGAAACAGGTCTGTTGCAAACTTGGCGAATCGGTCTTGCAGCGCCTGCACCCGCACTGAGCCAAACTTGGCCTTCATTTCTGACTGGCCCACGCCTTCATATTGCGAATCCAGGCCGCCGCGCATGATGTCTGACATACCGGTGACCTGCTGTAGCAGGCCGATGGCGTCCGAGCGTAATTCTCTGAGTTTGTCGAGAGCGTTTACAATGTCGGTGAGCGGCATCCAGTCAATTTGGCCCTGAAGCCCGTTCTTCTCGCCAAACAAGGCCCAGTTCTCTACCGGAATCAGCTCGTTGTCCTGGCCCGAGTTCAGCATGTTCTTGATCGACTCTGAACTGGAGTCGTATACGCCGACCACTTTGACCGCTTCGGTAATAATCGATATGCGTTCTTGCAGCTTGTCGATCTCGTTGTACAAGTCTTGTGCCAGCGAATAATCAGGGGTCGGCATGTAAATGTTGGTGGTGGGGTTGGCCAGAAAGAACGGCGGCGCCGGAAAAAAATTCTCCAGGCCAAGGGGGTCCGGCTGGGTATCCAGAACGTGATCGCAGCCGAGGCTCACCCACACCACTTTTCGCTCGCGCTTGTCCCATATTTCCCAGACCTCGGCTTTTTTACGCAGCCCGTCCATATCCGTTTCTGCGGCAGAATCTTCGCTAGAATTGATCGTTTGCTCTTTATACGTCACTTTTTCGGCGTGTTCTTCTCCAAAACGGTCAGAAACCTCGCTTTTTGTGAGGTATGAGCGGAATGCTATCCACGGCAGTTCTGACCAGTTACGCCCCCAGCCCCACAGCACATCGCCCCAGTGGTAATACTCTATCGGCGCAGACTCGCTAATCATTTCTTCGGCGCCGTCTTCGCTTTCCTGAGTCTCGACCTCGTAGCGCACCCGAGCCGCACCCAGCCCCGCAATCAACCGGTCACTGAGGGATGATTGCAGTATCGAGTCCACTTCCTCGCCGTTCTGCTGTACGTCCAGGTTCAGCATTCGATTGAGTATGTCGCTGGCCACCCGCGCCACGTCGTCGTTTTGATCGGTAAAGGTGCGGCTTACGTCGATCTTTGGCGTATTGCCGTAGAGCATCGACTGCAATGTGGTGACGTTGGAGTTAAACATATTGAGTTTAAACGAATCGCCTTCGCCAAGTGACCCTTTGGGGTCTTTGCCGACAAATTTTCTGACGATCTTATCCGCCTGCTTGTGCCATTTGCTGAGCAGTTTGGTGGAGGCTTTCAGTTCCTCGGCGTAATACTTGTACTGGTCTACGGTGCTGTCTTCGTCATCAACTCCGTCACGGGACTCCACGGACCCGTTTTCTGCCTTGTTATAGTCCATGTTGCTTAATTCCCGCGTGTTTTAATGGAAAAATATCAGTACCCGCCGCCACCGCCTTCTGTCTGCCCGCCGCCACCTCTGCGGTTTCGTGCTTGTTGTGC